TAACAATATCATTGCTTGAACTGGGGGCGGTAGTAAGCGTGCCGGTCGTCAAAGTTACCGAAGTGATGTCAGTATTTGCCCCACTGGTTGCAAAGCCTGTGATCGCGCCGCCAAGGGTTAGATTGCCTGCGGTTGTAACTGTTCCAGAAAGCGTTAACCCGCTAACTGTTCCAGTGCCAGACACACTTGTAACTGTTCCAGACCCACCCCCACCCCCGCCGGGAACCCATCCGCTGGCGCTTAGGACATGATTTTCTTGGCCAGCCAACGGCTGTGGAACCTCACCCTGAATCCCATCGAGCGAAGCCGAGGGAGGGGTAAAGGTTCCAAAGTCTACGATGCCTGCATGTGGGGCAACGGACATATTACAAGCTCGCTAAGAACTCTTGATGTTTAGCCAGAATTTCTTCTTTGGCAGCTTTAATTTCAGCTTTTATGGCATCCACTTCAGCTTGCGCATCTGCAAGAGCTTGGCTACGAGCCGCAAAATCCGCAGAGACCGCATCGGCATCAGCCTTGGCTTTTTTAGCCGCTGACAAAGCTGCTTTGGTAGCTGCTGCATCAACTTTGGCTTCATCAACCAGCGCTTGCGCTGCGGCTTTCAAAGCATCGGCCTGCGCCTGTGCTTGGCTGATTGTTTCTGCTGCTTGGGTTTTTGCTGCCGCAACAACATCTGCTGCTTTTTTCTTGGCTTCTGATGCGGCGCTTTTAGCATCGGCAAGTTCAATTGCAATGTTTTCACGCATCTTTACAATTGAATCCGCCGGGCCAACAAGCTCCACAAACTTCTTGTTCTCCGCTGTGGCGGCTTCAAGCGCATCAAGCTTGTTCTTGTAAACCGCTGGGTTTGAAACCAACGATAGCAAGTCCAAAAGTTGATTTGCGCCGCCTACATTGGAGCTTCCGCTGATGTCTGTAGAAATTCCCATATTATTCTCCACCAGCTTGAATGATTGTCAGCACGGTCGTGCCTGAACCAGACGCTTGCTTCAACCTGATACCCCTTACAGGATACGCAATGTTGGAGTCTTTTGTTGCCGTCTGGCTTGTCAACGTGGCATGGTCTGTCCAGTTGCCCGAAGAGGCAACATATCCAGTGGCAAACACGTTGTCAAACGTGTACTGCACAGTGTAGTTAACCGTCCCAGTGACTTGTACGTTCAATGCCACGTTAAATGGTGAAACGTAATGGTCAACAGGACAGACCGGCGAATAAATCGCCGCTGCTGTTGCATCAATAAGTGTAAAAACGACAGGACGCATTTTATGCTCCTAATCAAGCAGTGCGTGTAAAGACGTATGCGGTTGCACTAGAGAACATGATGCGGAAGCAGCCGATACCCGTAACACCAGAGGCTACTGTTAATTGACCAAAGCTTGCTGCGGTGGTGTTGGCTGCATCGGACTTGATACCGTTGGTAGCTACAGCAACTGTTACCGTGCTTGCGCCAGCAGTATTGTCAATGAACAAATCCAAAACAGTTCCGGCAGTTGCTCCAAGAGCAGCGCCCAAAAGCGTACCGGTAGGAAGCGTAATAGTGACCGGTGCGACAGAAGTAGAAGTGATGTAGCCGGTTGCAACTTGTGCTGCGGTGGCTGTGGCTGTTGCGTTAATGGCAGCAGATGTGGAGTGAATCTGGCTGGTATAAGCCAAAGTCGTTGTTGCCACACTTGTTACGCTAGTAGCAGTACCAATGGTAGATGTGGTGGTAACTGCGCCGGTAGTTGAATCAATGGAAACAGTTTGAAAGCCGTTTTGTGATCGTACTGGGCCGCTAAATGTGCTATTAGACATGTTGAATCCTTACATACAAGTGAAGCGCATCAATCGGTATGTCGTCCAGCCGGGACTGGTTTGATACGCCGGAAAGCCCGGAATGGTGCCAATATACACCAAAAGAAAAGGAGGCACAAGGCCTCCTTTTCAGTCTTCTTAGGACGAACCGGGGGAACCGTAGATTCCCAATGGATCAGACCAGCCGAATGAATAACGCTCACGAGCCTTGTAACGAACGTTACCAGTATCGAAGTCGCCATCCATCTTGTTTTCCAGAGGCATACGCTCAAAGTGCTTCAGACCGTTGGGCACATCGGTAGTCAAATACCAGCCGTTGCTGTCGGTGAAGAAGTGATTGATGGCATAGCCTTCAGGGATTGAACCGTTGTTCTTCAACGCGTTGATGTCGTTGTCTGTGGTGCCAACGCGGAGGTTGGTTTCCAGCAAACGAGTTGCAACGAATTGCAGAGCAGGCGGAATAATCAGCTTGCGGGGCTTGGCTGCAATCAACAGACCACGCTCATCAGTCCAAGCAGCGATTTGAATGACGGCATTCTCAAGAGAAGTCTCGTTCAAGTCAGCGTTGGTGGAAGGACGATTGCTGTTAACGCCACCGTTAACCAGCGGGTGGGCAGTGCTGAACAACGAAACGCCATCGCCGCCAATATAGTTGGAAGAGAAACCGTTGTTGATAACAGACGCTGCTTTGACCTGCTTGGTATACGCCATTGCACGGGCCAGAGCTTTGGTGTAACGAGCAGACAAGCTGTCGTACAAGTTATCTTCAATCGCTTCTTCAGTGATTGAGAAACCCAGAGCGATGGTTTCGTGGTTGTAGCGTGCTGTGAAGGCTTCTTGCGCATTGTCATAAGCAATGGCAGAACCCTCGTTCTTGACTGGAGCAGCGGAGAAACCAGCAAGCTTGGTCTCTTCTTCAAAACTACGCTCAGATTTCTCTGTTTCGTAGATTTCTTTGTGCTCTTCGCCGTAGCGAGAATATTCCATGCCGAACAAAGCGTTCAAGCCGGGCAGGAGTTCTTTCAATAGTTGTGCGCGTGAAATAGCCATTTAAATAACTCCTTAAGCGCCAGTGGCAGAGTAGTAACCATGCAAGCCTTGGTTCAATTTAACCAAGATTTCAGGATACTGAGTGAAGACCACGGTCGATGTGTAAACACCAGAATTCAGTGTGAATGTAGCGGCTTGGTCGAGGACAACAGAAGTTGCACCGGCTGCGGCTGCGGTTTTCACAAAAGAACCTGTCTGTGCAACTTGACCACTTGTGGTCAACACAGAAACGTCCGTACCAATTGGCAATGCGTTAGGTAGTGCGCTGACAGTCAGAGTAGTTGTACCCGCACTGAAAGTAGCTGTACCCAGAGCAACTGCGGTTTCCATAACCAGACCAACCATGCGCAGAGGCAGAGTGGTGGTAACAGGAGTGTCCGTAGGAGCCAGAACGGCATTGGCAGAATTGCCAGTGTTTGTACTGCCGGTGTTGTTGATGGCTGACAGGTTAGTGCCAATCATCGCCATAGCGCCAGAAGCAACAGCGGTTGTAGCGGAGCAAACAACCGCCTTGAACACAGCATCAGGATCATCGTAAACATAAGCTTGGCAGTCACCGGCAGCGGTGCTTGCAGGCCAATATTGAGAGAACAACTTTTGCTTGGTTGTGGGGTTGGTGTATGTACAGCCCAAGAAAATACCAACAGTCTGGTTTAAACCAGTGCCAGTACCAACTGAGGCGCGTGTGACAAAGCCACGGGATAGAACAACAAAGTCACCATAGAAGATGCTGGTCGCATAACCGTACTGGATGGGGTACATACGGGTTGAACCCGCAAATACTTGACCACCAATTAAGTTCTGCGGCAACAGCCCGTAAGGCGCGTTGACGACGGGATAAGCCATTTAAGGACTCCTTGTTTATTTAGAACCTGTGCCAAATCCGCTTCCTCTGCTGACTGTCGATTTTTTCTCGGCAAACAGCGGCATACGCGGGTCATTGTTTCTCATGAAGTGGTTATCAACCGACTCCATTTGCCCTTGCGCTACTCCTTCATAGTATTCCTTCATGGCCATGAGTTTCTCAGTGGGGATTTTGCAAAGCATCAATCCACCGATTTCCACATTGCCTGTGTTGGCGCTACCCGGAAGCATTAGCTCAGGATGGTCTTCTGCCTTCACCGGTTCCCAGCCATCGCGCAACTTGCGAGACACGTTGGTCGGGTTGTGCTGTCCTAAGATGTGAGTCGCTACCCAGCGATATTCCCATCCCGGTTCAGGTGTTGGATCAGGCAGTTCGCTCGACGGTTTGTAGACGTAACGAGCAGGTGTTTTGTCGCGTGACACGTTGTCACGAGGGGTGCGGTTTTCAGCCATTTTGATTCTCCAATTTTAAAACTTCAGCAACATATTTCTTAGGGTCAAGGTTGTACTTTTTAATCAACGCAGCTTGAGACGGCGTTAACTGTATCTTCCTTGTTCCAGTCGAACGAGTTGCCGGAGCAACTACTGCTGCCGGTTTTCTACTGGATGTATCAACCGACCTTGGCCTGTCATCGCTTCCTCCGAAAACCTCGGGGAACTTTGACTGTACGCGAGTATCAATCTCTTTGAAATACTCGTCAGAGCGGGGGTCTACCCCGTTGTTGACTAGCTTTTGGTGCAGCCCTAGTGCATAGCTGGTAACTTCTTCGAACCCGTCTGAGCCAAACCACTGGTTTTTTGCTTGCCAGCGCAAGGTTTTTTCGTCAGCTCGCACCGGTTCGGGTGCTTGTTGTCGCGGTTGTACATCAAATTTTTCGTCTTGTAAAGCAGGTGGACGAAAATTTTGTGCATTTTGCAACTTAATTTTGGCTTCGAACAGTCTTTCCTGCGCAGCAATGATGGCATCTGTGTCAAACGCCTCCTGTGCTACCTTGTATTCTTGCCGCGCTTTGTCCAATTCCGCTTCGGCTGCGGTCTTGGCCATCGTCGTGTACTGTTCTGTTCCAGTGCTCACATATTGTTTGAGACGCTTGTTCTCTTCAACCATATGCTGTGCAAGACGCTCAAGCTCTTGCTTCTCACGCAAAAGGGCTTCTTTGGCTCGACGCTCGTCGTGACGGGCGTGTGTCAACTCTTTGATTCGGTTCTGTACGTTCTTGCTGTACGAATCAATCTCTTCGTCGGTTGGGTCTTCAACTTCCTTGTTCAGCTTGGGACTGAACCTGTCGTTTGAAGGCGTGTCATCAACGATCTCAATTTCAACATCGTCCTCAGTGGAGATGTCCACATTCTGCTTCTTGTCGTCTTCGATCTCGTCGGGGAACTTGTATTGCTCTGCCATAGTTGCTCCTTTTAAGCGCGGGTAAGCCCACGAGGGTCTTGCACAACAGCGTCCACTTGGTCATCATTGATGAGCCGGAACTCTTTGCCAAAGATTTTGAAACGCGTACCAGAATAGGTACGAACGAGAACAAAGTCACCTTTCTTGCACCACGCTCCTGCGGGGAACTTGGATGGGTCTTTGTACGCGTCGGGGCCGACATCCACAACAAACAGAACCGTTGTGGCGTGTTCTTCTTGTCGCAATGTAGATGTGGCTTTCACGAGATCAAGCTCAGTACCATCAATCTTTTCAGAGATGTCAGGCACTGCACACAACAGTTTCCAGCCCGTGGGGGTTGGGAGCATTGTGGCTTTCTCTTCGTTTGTTGCATCTGATGCAGGTGCATCAATGGGTTGGATTTCCGGCAGGGCGTATTGCCCCGGTTCAAGCGTGATTTCACTCATCGGCTTTTTCTACTTTCTCAGCAAGGTCAAGGAGATGGCGCTCTGCGATAGCTAGACCCTGAATAACACCGCAAAGTTTTTGATACTCTTCAAAAGTGCGACACCCACCACCAGCGCAGTCGTCTGCGTAGTTGTTCATGTCGGTACGTATTTTTTCGCGCAATACGCGTGCGAAGTCTTGAATCATTTAGATGGTGTCTCCTTTTGTTGGTTGGCTCGTTGTTGCATCTGCATTTGTTCACGCTTGGTTTTGATGTCACCAGCCTTGGCCATTGCAGTGATATTTGCCGTAGCCTTTTGCTGTTGCAATTGACCGGCTTTATTCATGGCATCAATGTCCAGACGTTTGTGTTCAATGTCCAACCTTCCCTCAATCTCTTGTTTCTTAAGCGCCAATTCTTGTTGCTTGATCTGCAACTCCTGTTGCTGCATCTGGATCATCGGGTCTTGCTGTTGTTGCTGCGCTTGCTTTTGTGCGGCCATCGCCTGACTCTGCTGGAGCACTTGCTGCGCGGCCTGAGCCATCATGCCCGACAACTGAATCTCCATCTCTGGTGGCAGCTTGTCGTCTTCGGGCGGCAGAGGCATACCCAACTGCTGCTCGATCTTCTGGCGGTAGGCATAGCCAACGTGCTCGGCAACGTGCGCCATCATTGCCGCTTGAATCTGCGGAGCCTTGGGGTTCTGGCCAACCAACTCCATGACGATGGGGTCTTGCATCGCCATCATGTGCACTTGAATGTGTGACTGGTGATCTTGGTAGAAGAACGCCTTCAACGGCTCCAGACGCAACGCAGCCATGTTCTCAGACACAGGGTCTTTCGGCTTCTGGTCGTCCGGCAGGGGCACCAACTTGTCGGCTTCCTTGATGCCCAACACGGCCAGCATTTGCCTGTGAAGCTGGGGCAGGTCGTAAATATCCGGTGCCATCTGCGCCATCTGAATCACAGCTTGGTACTGAACAACCCGCTGGCTCATGGTGGCTGCGTTGGGGTCGCTCACCGGCAAGATGTCAACGTGGTTGTAGTCTTCCTTCTTGGCCTTGCGTGGGGCATCAATCGGGTCGTAGTCGTAGTCTGGGTCTGTGTAGTCGCGGATGATCGCGGCCAGCAGACGCAACTCTTGTTTGAACGTGTAGTGCAGTCGAGCTTGCACGGCGCTCATGACTTTGAGCTGGCGCTCCAGCAGTGCCAGTGTCGTGCCCACAGGTGCTTGGGCAGACATGTCCGACACCTTCATGTCGGCCGTCGCGGCAAACCTGCGGCCTTCTTCAACGATCTGGCCAAGCAAACCCATCAGAACTTGGCTTGGCTCCTTGTATGGCAGGGGCAGGATGCTGTCACGCAGCGCCCCAGAACCAATGTCTACGTCGCGCCATTCTCCGGGTGCGATTGGGGTGTCGTCTCCCTTGATGCGCATTCCGCGAGCTTTAAGACCTCCGGGTAAGTTAGACAGCGTGCCAGCATCAACAAGTTGGCGCATGAGGCTGGTGGCTGATTTGGCATAGCCTCCAATGAGATGGAAAAGGCCGAAGCCGTAAGCTCCAAAACCCGGGATGTATTGATAGTGAACGAAGTGTTGTCGTTTGAGTTCAAGTGGGTCTTCCTCCTCCCAGTTTCTGCGGATGGCCAGAACATCGTTCGAGCCTTTGATTAGGGTAACTACGTATGGACGTGTGATACCTGTCGGTTCGCCGTCGTCTCCCTTGTCTTCGTCGCCCTTGAGCACCAAGTCAACGTGGCACTCGTACAACGTGTAGCGGTCGTCGTTCAGGTCGGAGAAGCCAGTCTCTTTGTCCTTGGCCTTCTTGATGTTGTCTTGTTCACGGCTGGGATCAGGCAACTCAATGTCGCGGTAGAAACCTGCCTGCTGAAGCTTGACGATCTCATTCTTTGTCTTGCGCATGACGTGCGTCACGCGGTAGCAGGTGTCCAAGTCAGATGTGCCGTAGGGCAGGATGATGTCTTCCGCCGGTACAAATATAGAGACTTGACGGCCAATGTTGGGGTCGTAGTACACCTTCTTGAATGCCGAGCCAGTGGCTGGCAAACTCCACAGCATGCGCTCATGCTCAGGGCGGAACTCGCGCATGACCTCGGTCAGCTCGTAGTTCATGTCCTCTTCCACCCGCACGGCCGCTTCTTGCTTGTCTGGCGTTTCTTTGCCCAGAATTTTTGTGCGCACCGGCCCTTGCGCTGGGAATGTCTCGGTGATGGTCTCTGACTGGAAGCGCACCACGGCCTCGGTAATCATGGGGTGGAATACGCCTGACGCGCCGTTCCACGGCTCCGTGCGCTCTTCGTACTGGAGACCCAACAGTTTCAGGCCTTCGGTGTACGCCTTTTCCCAGTCCTTGCGGGAATCCTTGTCGTTCTCAATGTCACCGGCCAAATCAGCCGCCATCGACATGATGTCAGCTTCGTCCAGCGTATCGGCCAAGTTCTCATTAAACTTGTTGTCCTCACCTTTGCCAATGTGGATGTCCAAATCCCCGGCGTGGATATTCACCGCTTCAGGGTCAACGATCTCAATCTCGATGGGTTCCTCGTCTTGGGACAGGGATTCCAGCCCTTGGGGTTGCTGGTACAGAGCTTTGTCTATGTTGGTGGCCATTATTTATCCTCAGTAGTACGCCGCCGTGCGACGCTTGAAAAATCGGGGTTCGTCTGGCTCATCTGTGTCGATCCTGATGAAGCCGCCTTGTCTGACGCGCAGCAGTGCTTGGGTGGTCGTGTCAACGTAGTCATCGTTCTCCCCAACCGGAAAAGACGCAACTTCTTCAATCACCTCGCGTGCCCAGCGTGTGTCAGGTGCCCATACTAAGCCAGACACGAACATGTCGGCTACGGCGTTGACACGCACCATCTTATCGTTTCCACGGCTGGGTGTAAATTCTTGCACCGGGATGCCCATGTTTCGCAACTCTTGGATCAGCGGCCCACCGGCGGCTTTCTTCTCCACAATGAACGCGTCCGGCTCCCATTCATTCCAGTGCTTGAACGCGGAGACCTTGAGTTCAGGGAACGGCATCCTGTCTTTGAACGCGTCCAGCAAAATCACCTGCGCCTTGTTGTTCTCTTCCTCGTTGTAGAACACACCCCACGTTGTGCACGCGCTGTAGTCGGACGTGCTCTTGGTCTCGTGCGCCGTGTCCCAACTCTGGATGATGTACTCGCAGTCTGGGGGTGTGTCGCTTGGCCAGATGCGCCAGTGCTTTCTGGAGATGATCGCCGAGGTGTCGCTGGTTGGCTGCTGCATGTACTGCGCGTTCCAGTACCGGGGATCCATTGAGGACTTGGCGCTCAGGAGTGCTTCCAGCGGCCACTGCTCTGGCCAGAGTGACTTCTGGTTGTCCGTGTTCTCGTGCAGGATGGCTGGCAACTCCACGATCTCCCATGTGGGCGAGTCAGGGTTCTTGACTTGGTAGTCGATCAGCCGCCCGGTCAAGTCCAACTTACCCCAGCGCGTCATGATGACGATGATCGCACCGCCCGGCATCAGTCGTTGCAACGGGCCGGTCTGAAACCAACTCCAAGCGGTATCGAATGCCAAACGGGAGTTAGCCTTTACATCTTGTTCCGAATGCGGGTCATCAATAACAAACAAATCAGCTCCGCGACCAGCCAAAGCACCACCAACACCGGCAGCATAATACTGACCACCAGCAGCAGTAGACCACTTTCCAGCAGCCTTCTGATCGTCTGCCACAAGTGTTTCAGGAAAGAGTTCATGGTATTGCTCATCGTCAAGGAGGTTACGAACCCGACGACCAAAGTCCTCGGACAGGGACGCGGTGTGCGTTCCCATGATGATTTTCTTATTAGGGAAATTACCTAGGAAGTACGCGGGGAAGAGGTAAGAGCTGAACTCAGACTTACCCATACGTGGCGCAATGTTGACAATCACGCGCTTCTTCTTGCCCTCAATCACGTCTTGGAATATCTTGGCCAGCTTCCTGTGGTGCGGCCCGACCTTGAAACCGGGGTAGACGTGCTTGGCAAACTCAATCATGCTGGTGCGCCCAGCCACCAACTTGTACCGCTTCTCGCGCTCCTCCAGCATATCCATCAGCTCCACCTTCTCTTTTAGAGACATGGTGGGAAGCGCACGCTGAATCGCTTGAATTTCCGCCGTGTTTAACGTTAGACTTTCAAGATTCATCAGGGACAGCCGGTGAGGGTGCACTAACTTCTATGTCTTCAATGGGTTCAGCGTCTGTCACGTTCATGAACTTGGCGAGTTTGTCCTTGAGCTTCTTGTCGATCTCTTCGTCCGTCAGATCGGTCTTCTTGACTTCAATCTTGTCGGTGAACAGGCCAACTTCGGTGACTTTGCCCAGCAAGCCAAGCGCTTTCAAGCGGATGTTGGCGTTGGGGGATTGGGTTTCTTCAAACAGCTTGGCCACCGTGTACCCACGGAGTTCTTTGGCCATCTGTACAAATTCCCAGTCATATGCCGTGAGCATGCCCGTGATGTGGCGCACAGCCGCTGGGGTTTTGAGCTGTAGGAGTTTTGTCTTTTGTTCTTCGGTGTCCGCGTCGGAGATCACCATCTTGAAAGCATCCCGCGCCAACTGCGCTTGAGTTTCGTTGTTTATCTTGTCGTCTGGCGTGGCACCCAGCTCTTCTAACCACTGGGCCGTAGCTATTTGCGCCGACAGCACATCCGCTGTATCTACAGCATCAATTGACATAAAGTCTTCCAGACCGGCGTCGTCTGGTGAAAATTGCACCAAATGCTCCAACATTTATATAGCTGTGTTTTTTCACAGGGTTGTTGCGCGTTGGTTTGAAGTGTACACTTATTCCGAGCAGTTGTGCAACTTTGTTGCCCAGATGCTTCTCCTCAGTTGTTGGTTCAACTGTTTAACCCCCTCATTGAAAAATCAGGGGGTTTTTTTTACATGAGAATGTCCACCGTTTGACATAGGTTATTTTGAATTTTTATAAAATTTGAGGGGGTAGGGAATAAGTATTACAGAAGTGCTGGGAATCGGTGGGGAATAGTGTTCACGGCCAGACGGGTCGTCGCTGCCCACAAGGGGTGGTGGGGGTATGGTGGGGTCTAAGGTATTCACATTTATCGTGTCAAGGGGATACCACAACCTGTTTGTGCTATAATAGATTTATCGATTGGGGGAACTCAGTCGGTCTGTCGCCCCGCCAGTTGCGGGGTTTTTCTTTTGGAGAGCTATCTATGAAACTCGCAACTTACATCAACCCACGCACATATCGTGCAATCGTGCCTACTCTGAAACTCGCAGACATTGAGTCTGCCAGTCTGTTAGATACATTGCTCGCCAATGGTGTAGGTACACGCAAGGACGCAGTGCCCTATGTCGTGTTCTACGTCTCTCAGCTACCTACTACCAAACGCAAGCCTTACGAGGGTCAGCGGGGTTGGACATTCGGGCGAGGTACTGCCGAGCAGAAACGCACAGACAGGATTCTTGACAACATCTTTGTAGACGTGAACGCAGACACAAAGAAACCAAAGACAAGCAAGAAGACTGACAAGGTGGCTCAGCTCAAGAGTGCCTTTGAGAAGCTGACCTCAGCAGAGAGACGTCGTTTCTTGCTGTCTCTCAACCACTCGTTGGTGCAAGCGTAACTGGCAGACATCTTGTCTGCGAGTTTTTTCAAAGCGGTGTGGATGTCTCGTCCCACCGCTATTCTTTTTTCTGTCAATCTGGAGATTATCAACATGGTCTACAAAACCAAAGTCGTGCGCCTTGGCGCATTTTGGAAAGTTCAATACTGTGTTTGCGGTCAATGGCTCACATTCAAAGACTGCTTCTGCACTCGTGCCGAAGCCCGCAATGCTCAGTTTTGGGTAGCGCGGTTTTAAACAGGGGATTCTTACAACGCATCAGCAATGGTGCGTTGTGGGGGCAATCCTGCCCTATTCAACTTATGGAGAGTCATCATGACCAAATCTCAACTGAAAGAAATCCGTCAAATCCTCGCGCATGAATACCGCATGGCTATCGTCTGCAAGCGCACATTCACACCAATCTGGTATCTCTTTGTCTGAAAGGAAGCCCCATGAAACCATCAATCAAAGCCAAGCTACACGCACTGAAAACCCAACTCAAAGCCGACGAGGAACTCAGGCGTAAAGACCCACGGCGTGCCGAAGCACTGCGACAGGCACGATGGAAAGAGGAATGGAACGAGGTCAAAGCGTCATGCAGACAGCTCAAACTCCTCTGACAACAGGCAAACTGGCAGACACACTGTCTGCCAGTACAGTAACTAATCCTTCTACTGTGTTTATATACAGTAGTGGGTATCATACCCACCATTCTGCGCTACTGGACACACTACTGGGTGCGAAGTTTTTCCAGCACTGGCGGGAGTTCTTGCGTTGTCCAGCCCACAATACCTATCTATATATAAGAGATAAAAAGATAAATATATATATATATGGGAACAAGTGGACACTTAAGCCAAAAAAAGAAAAAAGGTTTGAGTATTCTCAGAATCAGGTAGGTATGTGGGTTTGGAGTAGTAGAATCCTCGATGTTTACTGGTAAAACACCGCACCCACTAGAGTGTCCGATAGCGCAGAGTGGTGGGTATGGTCGAGCAACAAGTGGGTATTGTCTACTGAAAAGAAAGGTCTTTCATATGCAAAAGGATTACAAAACTTGTGCGAAGTGTGGCGTATCCAAGCCCCTCCCGCAATTCAACCGACGCTTATCTCGTGCACAAATGCAAGCACGAGGCATGAAGGCAGAAGTGTTACTGACCATCAGCTCAAAGAACTGCAAGGACTGTCAGCCCAAGCGCAAACCCCCACGCAAGCAGACACCCAAGCAACTGCACAACATGGTGGTGAGTGGCGACATAAGCGAGGTGAGGGCGAAGCAGATACTGGAGGAACGCGAACGCATGGCGCGGCTCATGATGAGCAAGGCGAGATATGAGGGGTGGGTGAACAAGTGGCGGTCGGGCTTGATGGCGTTGCTCGACCCGATGGGGTACGAGATAAAGAAAGTGAAAGCCCAGCTCAGGTACGCTGAGCAAATGGGGAATCAGGAGTATCAAGGGTTACTGGATAAGTATGTGCGGGTGTTGGCGAAAGAAAGAAGTCGCATCATGCTCGACTTCGAAGCTGACCCGCACAAGTACAAAAGCATTAAAGGAAACTGGTGGGACTTGGTGTCAGAGTTTGGCGTTGAGTCCCTGCGTGACAGGTGGATGAGCATAAGAAAGGAGGACAAGGCGAGCATGAAAGTGCCCGAGCTGTTGGCTCGGCGCAAGTAACTGGCAGACATGGTGTCTGCGAGTTTGTATAAACAACTTTGGGAGAAGTAAATGAAAAGACCATCAACCGAAAGCATACGCAAGGCGTTTGCTGAACACCTAACTGTTGGTGTAGACGGATATGAGCAAACAGTTTGGGACATCATGGAGTGGGGTGGACTTAGCCTTGCAATTGATTTCTTGCAAGAACAGGTTCACAAGGGTGAGGATGTTGGAGTGGTCAGCGACTACGAACACATGAGCGAATTGGGTGTAGAAGAATCAATTAAACAAACGGGAGAAACAGAATGAAATATTACATCGGTGCAATCGAAACTCGTAATGGCGATATGGATAGTGATTCAGTCGTCAAATTCAAAACCAAGGGTGACCCCGACAAATACTTGGATAGGTTAACCAAAAGCTTTTGGGGCGACTGCCATAGTCGTGAAGATGAATGGTATTGGTTCGGTGACCACGCAAGCCGAGCAGGTGAGTTGAAAGAAATAACCAAAGAGTTATATGAAGCACTCCCATCACCGTTCATCGTAGAACTTAGAACAAAGTAAGGAGAAGTGAAATGAATGTGTACAAAATAACTGTTGATGTGTGGGTGGTGGGCGAAGATGAAGCTAGCGCCATCGACAACGTGATAGGTGAGATGGACTACCTGATGGGGTTTGATGCGGTTGACTTGAAGGTGCTCGGCTATGAGCATCCGCAATACGCCGTGTTTGACGCGGAAGCAACTAAAAGGAACAAGGAGAAACAGAATGAAAGTTAGACAGATACGCCAAAGGGCTAAGACCCACTACATATCAGAGGAAGGCTTCAAATTCTTGCGCGGTGCCATAGGCAAGCGATGCCGAACCTATACAGCAGGGTGCCCCACTTGTGATGAGTGGCGGTTCCGTGATGAGCATGGGCGGTTCGTATATAACTTTGAAGAGTTGAGGGTATTCATGAACAAAACAGAGGAGGTAACAACATGACACACAAACAAATAACCTTAACAGCGGAACAAGCAGAGGCATTGTTCATCGCCATACAGGGACACATCTACAAAAGGGCGGGGGGAAATGTGCGCGAGTATGTGGACTCACGCTACGAAGAACAGGATGAGGCGTGGCGCAATGTGAAGATAGGCGAGATACAACGCCGCTTCGATGTACTCAACCAAGTGCGTGAGAAGTTAACAACGGTGTACACAGCATGACACGCTTCAAACCAACACCAACATTCACACCAATACGCATCGCCTTTGTGGGTGCGTACCTAACAGCGTTCATCGTTCTCGCCCTCGACCTGTTCGTGTGGCGCGTGCATACAGGTGTGATGTGCTACCTGTAAGACAGAGCACGTCGGGAACACTCATCGTAAAAATTGCAGAAAAACTCGCAGACATGGTGTCTGCCAGTTGCGTCGTTGGTGCGCTTCACCAACAAATCAGTAAAGGAAAGTAATCATGAATCAAATCACAAACACAGAAGCACAAGCGTTGGAACAAGCAACACAAATCACACCCGAGGTAACCCCAACGCCTCAACCCGCACCAAAGCCCACACTTATCCACACCCTGCTTCACGCCATCAATGAGCACATCGACACGCAAGTCAACGAGAAGGTCAGCGCCGTCCTCGAAGCGCATAGTGCCGTGCGATATATCGACGAGGCGTTCAAGGATGCAATCAAAGACATCGCAGAAGAAGCGATAGATGAACACAACGACACAGAGGAACACCTGAACAATGAATCGGTGTTGGAGTTAATGGACGACCGCATCACTGAGCAAGTACGCAGAGAGGTGCGTGACACCGACATCAGCAACCAAGTGCACGACGCAATCACTGACTACGACTTCGATGACAAGTTTGATGCGTACGATGTTGACGACAAGATAGAGATGTACCTAGACAACAACGACTACCCCGACGCAGACCGCGTGGAGGAAATGATTATTGAAACTGTGGAGGAGATACTGGAGAAAAAAATGGTAGAGGTGTTGAAGAAACTACTGGAGAAAATGAATGGAATTTGAAGACCTCGACCAACGCGCAAAGGACAACGCCATACACCTGTATGGCGAACCGCCTGATGATTGGTGGCAATGTATGTACGACAGCTTCAAAGAAGAGGGCTTCGCTAAAGGTTTCTACATTGATGAGATTCTTTATAGCGGGTTCTCTTCTCAGGGCGATGGTGCTTCGTGGACAGGGCGTGTGCATTTGATGCCGTTCATTGAGCACTTCGTCACGCACGAACACCCAGAGTTTTCAAGGTACACAGTACTACTGGAACTACTGCGAAACGATTGGGTTGACCCAAGCATGGGCGTATCACGCAGGTCGTTCTACTACAACCACTCAGGGACTATGAATTACGAGTCAATCAGATGCTATGCGTCTCTGGGTGAGGACAACGGCGATGTCATCGAGCACGGCATCTTGCAAGGTGCATCAGTGCATGAGTTAGACCAAGCAATCGACACCGAACGCTTGGTATGCGAGCTTGAAGAGTTTGCGATTCGTATGGCGAGAGAGTACGCTGACGAAATCTACAAAGCTCTGAGAGAAGAGTATGAGGGATACACAAGTGAAGACTACTTCAAAGAACTCATATACATCAATGGCTGGAGATTCAACAACAAGGGAGAGCTAACAGATGGGATATAGATCACAAGTAGCGTATGTCATACGCTTTGAAACAGAAGAACAACGAGACGCGTTTGTCGAGTTGGTTAAACACCGCAACGATAAGCATTGGACAGATGCAATCAACAGTTGCGAGACAAGGTACATCGAACCAATCATCACATTCGAGGTAGACGATGTGAAATGGTACGAAAGCTTTGACGAGGTGCGTGCACACCACGCGATGCTGGACTGGGCAGTCGAGCTTTACAAAGGCGCAGGCTATCGGCTTGTGCAAGTAGGTGAGGATGGCGCAGAAGACATCAGCCAAGACGGTGAGACAGATGACCTTTGGGACTACATCTACACATCACACTCAGTTAACACCGAGTTCCCTTTACTTAAATCAACCACAGAGGAGTAAGCAACATGTTTGGAAACACAACAAGACACATGCCTTATGTACGCACATACGAAGAGGCAGAGAAGCAATTCAACAAGCGCGGTGCAGTGCGTAGTAAGAAGTGGGCAGAGAACGAACGCCCCATCTACAAAACCTACCATCACTATCGTGTGGTCAAGCACGCTGAGTACTACGACTTGATTCTGTACCGCACAGTGATGGCAAGGTACTTCAAACCAGAGACTATCGACGGCAAGCTACACGAACGCTGTCTGTATATGGGCGACCAATCCATAACAAGCAGAGACTTCATGCACCATGTGTTGGGCGTGAGTCAGGGCATGCGCGAGATACTTGCGGACGACAAGGTAGTGGTAGCACCTGTCTATTACAGAGCCTCGCTTCATCACGATGGCGAGCCGTTCAGTGCCGACTACCTGTATGTGGATGGCGTGTTGGATACCACTAGGTCAGTGCACACCAGACACTTCCGCAAAGTATCAAGCAAAGACGACAGGGCGAACAGAGCTGAGAGGGTCAAGCGGTTCGAGCCATACATCATGATGGCGCAGATGCGGATGTCTGAGTTTCATGCGAACACCGAGGTGAACCGACATGCGGGGCAACCATTCGGTAGTGGCAACGAACGCAGGTATCGTGATGCGATATGTGACATGGCTGAGGGTAGTGCTGAGCAGACAGACATCAACCACTTCTTTGAGCTGTGCGAAGACGCGTACACCACTCTCGCATCCAAGCGGGCATACAACCAACGCGGCTTCAGCATGGGTGCATACAACCGAACCACCTCAGCTGACCCCATCGACAAGCTAGAGAAACAGATAACCCCATCGGAGTTTCGTACCGCCATCATCGGGCGCATCAATAGGCTGACAGGAGGTGACCAACGTTCCGAAGTAGTAGAGATTCCACAATTCGTTGTGGAGAGTGAGTACCCGCGCACCAACATCGTGTTCGGGTAAGTCCTAGTACTGTCAAGGCTGTCAAAGCTTTGACAGATTGTGGTATAGTGTTAAACATTAAACAGGAGAAGCAAATGAGTTTCGAGAAGATGACCCTCAACCAACGCATACAAGCAGTCAACATAGACTGCATGCGTCATCCAAAGTTTGCACTGCTCAGCGCAGTGATTTGCATGGGCAAGTCTGAGGTATCAGACAAGGTGCCCACTGCATCTACCAATGGGCGTGACAAGAAGTACGGCTCGGCTTTCATTGCCCCACTCAACCGCAAGCAACTGCGCTACCTCGCACTGCATGAGAACTTCCATGTGGCACTCAAGCACTGTGTGTTGTATCGTGCAGAGAACAAGCGCATGCCTAAGCTATGCAACATAGCGCAGGACTATGTGGTCAACGCACTCATCGAAGAGCTTGACCCCAACTTCGAGTTTGTCGAACGACCAACGCAGACACTACTGATTGATCGCAAGTACTTCGGTTGGTCTTTCCCTCAGGTACTCAATGACCTCATCAAGCAGGGGCGCAAGGAACCTGAGGGTGGCGAGGATGGTGATGGTGGTGACAACGGACACGATGAACCCATCGACGCGCATGAGGATGGTGAGTTTGCTGACGACGACAAAGAGAAGTTGAGCAAACAAATTGACGATGCCAATCGTCAGGGCGAGATGCTTGCTCGCAAGTTAGCAGGTCAAGGGGCAGGTGGTCGTGACATCTTTGGTCATGCCAAGGAACGCATCACTAACTGGATACCATCCATGCAAGACTGGATAACCTCTGTGTCCCAAGGTGATGACAACTCACGCTTCTGTCCTCCCAACAAACGACTGCTTGCGTCTGGCTACATCATGCCATCGCACTACACCGAGACAGTCGGTGAGTTGATACTCGCACCCGATACATCAGGTTCTATGTATCCACACTATCGTTTACTCTTTGGTGAAATCTCTCGCATCTGTCAGCTAGTCAAGCCCGAGACTGTTCGCATCTTGTGGTGGGACGACGCTGTGTGTGGCGAGCAAGTATTCAAACCAAATGAGTATGAGCTAATTGCATCTCTCTTGAAACCTCAAGGCGGTGGTGGCACGACTCCACAAGTCGTTGTTGACTACATCCGCGAGAACAAGATAGATGCCAAAGGAATCGTATGGCTGACCGATGGATACCTCGGTTGCGATACGCCTAGCACCCCGATGCCGTCACTGTGGGGTGTGGTGGACAACGACTCGTTCGTTCCCACTCACGGCAAGGTCTTGCATATCTCTCTTTAATCAATCACTCTAAGGAAACCAATCATGAATCAATATCTTTCTTCTTCTCAAGTCATCGACCTCATCTCTGCTGTGGGTCACAAGCGCACCATCATCGTTGAGGGTGAGAACGGCATCGGTAAGACTGCGCTGTTTCATCAGCTCAAGCGTCTGCCTAAGTTTGCCAATCACATTGCCGTTGACCCCATCGACTGCACTCAGTTGTCCGATGGTTCAGTGTGGATGCCTGACCTCGACCGCGAGAACGGCATATCGCGTGAGCTTCCCAACGAACGCTTCGGTGTATCGAAGAACAATCAACGCGGTGTCAATGGTGGCAAGCCTATCCTCGGCTTCTTAGATGAGATTGCCAAAGCACCGCAGTTCATCAAGAATGTTCTCGCGCCTATCGTGTACGAGCAACGCGTTGGTAACTACCACATGGTTGAGGGCAGTGTCATCTTCTGTGCAACCAATCTATCTATCGAGGGTCTCGGCGATTCCATTCAAGCTCACTTGCGTAATCGTCTTGTGTTCGTCAAGATGCGTAAGCCGACTGCGGTCGAGTGGGTGCGTTGGGCTACCGATGCGGGTATCAATCCTATGGTCATCGCATTCGTTGACAACAACCCGATGGTGATGGACTCGTTCCTCGACTACGAGAAGGGTGGCAAGTACGAGGGCAAGACACTCTCCAAGGACAACGGACACATCTACAACCCCAAGTCCACACAGCTTGCGTATGCAACGCCTCGTTCATTGTCTGCCGCTGGTGACATCTTGGATGAGGGCATGCACATACTCGACGACGACACGCTTGAGCAAGCACTCATCGGTACTGTCGGTGTCGTTACTGCTGAGGCGATGGCATCGTTCGTTCGCTTCGGTCGTGACATCTGTGACTATGCACGCGTCATCGCTGACCCTGCTAAAGCACCGCTGTCCGACAACCCCACTGCACAGTTGATTCAAGTCTTTCAGTTTGTGTCGCGTGCACAGACGAGAGAAGAAGCAGCAGCAGTCACTGAGTATGTATGGCGTATGCGTGCAGAGATGCAGTCAATCTTCTGCAACACAGTGTCAACATCTCAGCGTGTAGGCGTGTTCGTTACCAACACTAACTTCGGCAAGATGTTGGCTGAGCACAAAATCTTTTTCGGCACTAAGTAAAGGAACACGATGAACGACCCAGTAACAAATGCACTGGCGTTGCAGTTGGAGTTTGGGGACGATGCGTTGCGACAAGAGATTGAAGCACGCATCGCCAACATTGTTCGGGATGAACTTAAGCGAATGCTCAACGAACCCGAAACATTTCGCCGACTTCTTGTCAACAACTCGTATGAGTTTGAAACTGCCGTAGCACGCAGTATGAAATCTTTTCTCAACAACCCTCGCAACATCTACTAAGGAAACCAATCATGAATACAACCACAACCCCTCGTTACAACATCGACACTTGTGCAATGCTTGTTGAATTCAACGCATCAGTATGGACAGCTCGCAAGCTGGACAAGACAACAACCGATGAAGTTGTAGCAAACAAGCATGCCGCCGCGAAAGATGCGGCTCGCGTCAACAAGCACCTGCTTGCAGGTCGCACAGAGTTGGAGGTTATCCAACAAGCTGTTGGTCGTGCGCGTCAGTATGTTTACGACAAGACATCGCCTTGGTCTGACTCAGGCTTGCGCTTGTTGCCCAACATATCGTTCATGGCATTCACTGAGAAGCTTGATGACTTCGAGCATGAGTTCACTGCACTGGTCAAGTCGTTCGTGACAATCTATCCCTCGTTGATTACCGCACAGGCGATGGCGTTGGGTGATATGTTTAAGAGAGACGACTACCCAAGCGCGAATGAAATCATGACCAAGTTTTCTTTCCGCGTGAACTACATGCCCGTGCCCACATCGGGCGACTTCCGTGTGGATGTAGGCAATGCCGCACAGGCTGAGCTGAAAGCCAAGCTTGACAAGCTGACACAGGAACGCATCGACAACGCGATGGCAGATGTACGCGAACGACTGAGTGCTCACCTGAAGCGCATGTCGGACAGGCTGACCACTGACTATGTGCAGGGTGAAGCTAAGCCCCGCCGTTTCCACGACACACTGGTGGATGGTGCGCTTGAGTTGTGTGATTTGACCAAGGCACTCAACATTGTGAACGACCCCGCGTTGGAGACAGCGCGTCGTGACCTCGAACAAGTACTGGTTGGCGTGACACCAACTGAGTTGCGTAAGAACGAGGCAGTGCGTCAAGATGTCAAGAAGAATGTTGACGCAATCTTAAGTAAGTTCAGTTTCTAAGAGGAGGGAACACTCATGCCTGATTTAAAAACCGCGCTTACCACAGCGCTTTCATCGTGGGAACAAGACGACCAGAAAATTCAACAGGAGAGGCAAATGCCAAAACAAGTATTCAAACCAACCAACAATGTGACTATTGAGACATTCAACTATGTGCGAGACAACCCCTTGCGTAGCAATGGTGAGATAGCTAATGCGCTTCAAGCGCGAGGGTTCAACAAAGGCTCGGTGGGTTCTCTCATCACGCAGTTCACAAAGCAGGGGCAGTTTGTGAAAGATGTTAATGGGAAATACCGAGCCGTTGCGCGTGAGTACACGCCACTGAAATCAACCAAGAAGTTTAGGGCAGAAGGTAGGCGCGTTAACAAAATAGTTACCAAGCCAAAGAGTGAAGGCATTGCCGCGCTTGCACCTCAAGTTACAGCAACGAGTCAGTGGGATGCAGACACAATTATCAACAACATTGGTTTAAAACAAGCGAGGGCTTTGTATGATGAGCTTAAGAAACTTTTTGGGGGATGACATGTGGGATGTACTTATTGCCGTGACGCTGATGGCGTTCGGTGCAGTGGTGTTGATCGTTGTCTGCGCCTTGATTGGCTGGGCGATATTTTGGATGCAAAACGGAGGCGAGGAATGACTGATAGATACCGAATCACATACAGCGATGGAATGTATGCAGATTGGGATGCTATGCAGAAAGAGCTTGCATGGGCTTACAAGTGGGGCATCTTTTTGTACGCCATCCGACTCAACATTGGTGCGTGGAGAGCAGGACACAAATCATTCAAGTATTGGTTGTACGTCCTACGCAGGAAGCCAAAGATTACAAGGGAGAAAAGATGATAGATGACCCAGAAAAAGATGCGTTCAATCATATAGAGATGATGAGCAGGGTGAAGCAGGAGAATGTGAGGGCGCAGATGCAAGCCAAAACACAACAAGTACGTAAGGAGTATGAAACGATGAACAACCCACAAGCATTTCCAAACCCGCATTTGCGGGACGACTCAGGCATCACGATGCGTGACTACTTTGCGGCAAGAGCTATGCAAGGAACTCTTTTTCACATAGAGAAAATTCTCAAGCAAGACGAAATGCAAGGTCTTGCCAATATGTCTTACTGCATGGCAGACGCAATGATGAAAGCGAGGGAAACATGAACATCACTGAAGAACAATTTGCAATGCTGATTGCAACACTTGCAATGATAGAACCATCAGGCACGATAAACGGCAAGACGGTGTTGGGATTGTCTGGCGCAGAAGAAGCCTTTTTCACAATTCAAGAATTCATAAGCGAATTGGAGAACAAGGAGAAGAACACATGACATTCCAAGAATGGGTCAAAGCATTGCCCGAAAAAGAGCGATACAAGTTTTTTGAGGCAATGATCGCAGTGAGTGAAGCTGGGCGCAAAGCGGGTGTACCTGCGGATGAGTGGGCAAAGATGTACGTTGATGTTCACAGTGAAATACACCAACAGCTTAAGGAGAAGAACAGTGCTTGAAGCAATAAGAACATTTTGGGGCAAAGTGCGCGGGTTGCGCGGTGAACGTCGCACAGTAGTGGAAGAGGGGCTGGTGTACAGATGTACGCAGTGCCAGCTTCTTTTCATAACCAAAACAGCAGGAGAACAACACAAATGCCAAGACCAAAGACTGAGCTGACCAAATCAGGTAGAACAATAGGCGTCCGACTAACAGCAGGGGAGTATCAGGAATGGATCAGACTTGGAAAGACAAAATGGCTGAGGGAATTTCTAAGAGAAAGCAAGCAAAGCAACGACCTGTCTACGACGGCGTGCGAGAGTACAACGACTGGAATCCGTTTGAGCGCGTAGACCCCGCAGTCATTGAAGACATACACAAACGCAACGATCACAACAAGATCGTACATACACTGGAAGATACAGAGGAGGAAGAAAATGGACAAACACTTTAACGGCACACGGGCGGATGACTTACAGATCAGCGGCAACCACTACAAAGAAATGGCCGTGCAGCCGTGGGAACTGATGGAGTCAGTGCTGACGCACGAGGAATTCGTTGGGTTCCTCAAGGGCAACGTTATCAAGTACGCACTGCGTGCTGGGCGCAAGGACGGAAGCGATGACTTGGGCAAGTGCCGACACTACATGATGAAACTGGCAGAGATAGAAAACAAAGGCTAAGCGGGTTATTAATTGTGATGTGTGCGAACCTAGTAGATGCGACCACAACATCACGGACAACAGGGGCGCTTAGCCTTTGAGAGAACCGCTGTTGTTCGGCTTTCCAACCGCGAAACGAGGGGGCGCGGAATCTACTTGACCCCCTCACCAATTCAAAGGAAACTGTATGGCATCGACACCCGAAGTAAAAGTAAAGAAACAAATAAGGAAACTGCTTGATGAGCTGGGCGTGTACTACGCCATGCCTATCGGCACAGGCTACGGCAACTCAGGGGTGCCAGACTTTCTGGTATGCGCCAATGGATTATTCATTGGTGTGGAAGCAAAGGCGGGGAAGAACAAACCGACCTTGTTACAAGAAGAACATATGCGCCGCATAAGAAGCGCAGGGGGAGTGGCAATGGTAGTAAACGAATACAACTTAGACGAACTTAGAAAGGTACTGACATGAAAGACGAAGACACATTAGAGAAACAACTGGCGCTGATGAACGACGAAGAGAAGCAGCACTTCAAGATGGTGGTGCTGTCACTGATCTCATGCTATGGCCCCGATGCAAACAAGGCGGTGCTGATGGTAAAGATTGGCGAAGAGTTGTCAGGACTCACAACGCTGAACTGCGATGAGATGGAGGCCTCAGAGATGCTGTTGGAAGTCAACAGTTTTTTCGGATTCTTAAACACTATGGACGCTCCCCCCAAGGAGGCATTTAATTGACTAAACCATTTGACCGCATCCTTACCACCGACTTTGAAACTCGGTGGGATAGCAAAGACTACACGTTATCAAAGATGACAACAGAGGAGTACATCCGTGACAAAAGGTTCAAGGCATTTGGAGCATGCGTACACGAATTTGGAACTGACGACCCAATTGAATGGGTTGGAGGAGAGGGACTACGTGAATACTTTTCTGGAGTCGATTGGGGACGAACCGCCGTGCTTGCGCATAACGCACAATTCGATGTATCCATTCTCGAGTGGGTATATGCCGCTAAACCCACATTCATCTTCGACACCCTATCAATGGGCCGAGCTTTACGTGGCGTGGAGGTTGGTAATTCCCTCGCCAAACTTGCAGCGGATTTTGGACTCCCTGCTAAAGGCACAGCTGTCAACAGCACCAACGGCCTACTACAACTTACCCCAGAAATCGAGCGAGAACTTGCCGAGTACTGCGCCCATGATGTGTACCTGTGCGAAGAAATCTTCAAACGATTCAGCGCAGGATATCCCAAATCCGAATTGCGTCTGATCGACATGACGCTCAAGATGTACACACGACCACGGCTTGAGCTTGACAGCAAGATGCTCATCAAAGCATTAACAGAAGAAGGAGAACTACGTGCTGGATTACTTCAAAGACTCGGCATACAGGAGGCTGAGCTTGCATCGAACCCGAAGTTTGCTGACGTACTTCAAAGCCTCGGGGTTACTCCCCCGACTAAGGTCAGTAAAACTACCGGCAAAGAAGCATTCGCGTTTGCGAAGAATGACGCCCTCTTCCAAGCGCTGCTCAACGGTGAACGTGAAGACGTTGCCCTCCTTTGTGAAGCACGCCTTAAAGTTAAGTCCACGACTGAGCGCACACGCGCACAACGATTCCTTGACATCAGTCAGCGCGGCAAACTACCAGTTCCGCTATCGTATTACGGTGCTCTCTCGGGTCGCTGGACGGCGGCAAAGGGTTCAGCAATCAACATGCAAAACCTCAAGCGCGGAAGTTTCTTACGCAAAGCAATTATGGCTCCCGAAGGCTACCAGCTCGTCGTCGGTGATCTCGCGCAAATTGAACCGCGAGTTCTCGCGTGGCTTAGTGACTACCAAGAGATGCTTGACATCTTCCGCGCTGGTGGTGACCCTTACGCCGCTTTCGGTGCACAGATGTTTAACATACCCGGACTCACTAAGGTCAGCCACCCAGACTTGCGACAGTCTGCTAAGAGCGCGTTGCTTGGTTGCGGGTACGGTCTTGGCTGGGCTTCGTTTGCGTCCCAGCTTCTTGTGGGGTTTCTTGGTGCGCCGCCAGTCAGGTATTCCAAGGACTTCGCCAAGGCGCTAGGGGTTAACTCTGAGTACGCGCAGGAGTTCGCCAAATGGGACGGCAACGACGAGAAGCTATTCGACATCCCACACACTTGTTCTGATAAAGACTTGTTGGTGCATGCCCTTGCCGCCAAGGCAATCATTGATACTTACCGCCGCACTGCTTGGCCGATTACGGCGTTGTGGGGGTTGTTCAGTGAACTCATACACAAGTCGCTGTATATGGGCAAAGAGTACACCCACAAGTGTTTGACATTCCGCAAAGGCGAGATAGAATTGCCAAATGGAATGAAACTTCTGTACCCCAACCTTCGTCTCGAACAGGGAGATAATGGTAAACCGCAGTGGGTGTACGGAGAGCGTGCAACGAAGTTGTATGCAGGTAAGATAACGAACAATGTAACGCAAGCGCTTGCCAGAATCGTGATGACGGATGGCATGTTGAGGGTATCGAAGAATTACCCCATCGCTGGCACGGTGCACGACGAGTTAATCGCTGTTGTACCGGACGAAGAAGTTGCTGACGCTAAGACTTGGGTCTTGGCGCAGATGACTATGGAGCCGAGTTACATGCCGGGGATACCTCTGGCCGCTGACGGTGGCGCTCACCGTAGGTACGGGTTAGCAAAATCATAAGGGGAAGCACATGCACATACCCAAGAAAATCACAGTAGGCACCAAGACCTACGCAATCATCCAAGTCAAGAAAGCAAGGACAAAGAACACCCTTGCCGCCATTGACTATCAGCACGGCATCATCTGGATGGCGACACATGACGAGCAGGGCATCAAGCTCGGCAAAGAAGAAATGGCTGACACGTTCTGGCATGAGTTGACGCACGCAGTACTCCATGACATGGGGCACGAACTGTGTTACGACGAGAAGTTTGTGACAGCCTTTGCCAACCGCTTATCCCTATCTGTAACCTCAGCCCAACTATGAAAAAACCAGCATGGTCACACTCCTCCCTCAAAGACTTTGAGGGTTGTCAGCGCCGCTACCAAGAAGTCAAGGTACTCAAGAACTATCCGTTCACAGAGACTGAGGCAACGCGGTACGGCAATCAAGTCCACGAAGCACTTGAGCTGTATGTCAAGGACGGTACACCTATCCCTCCTGAGTACGCGCAGTTCAAACCTGTGGTGGATGCGTTGCTGAATAAGTCTGGCCGCAAGCTGGCTGAGTACGAGATGGCGTTGACGACCGACCTCTTGCCAACAAGTTGGAAAGCAGATAACGTGTGGGTGCGGGGCATCGCAGACTTGTTAATTGTTGATGACGAGAACCTGACCGCATGGGTGGCAGACTACAAGACCGGCAACAACAAATACCCAGACCGCGATCAGCTTGTGCTCATGTCAATCATGGTGTTCGCGCACTTCCCCCACATACGCAAGGTTAACTCCGCGCTGTTGTTTCTTGTAAAGAATGACATTGTGAAGATGTCAATGACAGCAGACGAAGCGGCTAAGCACTGGTGGAACTATCGTGAACGCTACGCTAGACTGGAATCCTCATTCGCAAACGATGTGTGGAACCCAAACCAAACGCCTCTGTGCGGTTGGTGTCCGGTGAAAACATGCGAGTTCAATCCAAAACATTAAGGAACACTCATGCCTTATAAAAATCCAGCAGACCGTCCGTCGTACGCCAAGTACGAACAAAAACCAGAGATCATTAAAAAACGAGCCGCTCGAAACAAAGCACGCGCAATGCTTATGAAAGAAGGACTCGTACACAAAGGAGATGGAAAAGATGTCGATCACAAACAACCTTTATCAAAAGGTGGTGCTACAACCCGGAGCAATCTCAGGGTCAAGTCCGCTTCAAATAACAGGAGCTTCGCTCGGAAGTCAGATCACAGTATCAAATGATGGGACGATAAGAGCAAAGCGTGTTGTTGAGAGTGAAATCACAAGCGCGATGCTTGAAAGTGAGGCGTTCAACGTACCTGTCAATAGATTGATTGATGTGTGGGTAACACGGTTCGGAAACAGGTGGATAGATTTAGAAACATTAGAGGGAGACGAGTTCTTTAGCAACGCATTTAAGAGACTTAAACAACTCGGAGAAGTTGAAGTCCATTTCTTAACAGACAGAGCGCGGTACGTGTGCCGCATGCCCGAGCAATAACAGGAGAAGCAAATGGGAAGAATGAAAGACTTAGGTCAACAACTGACAGAAAAATTAGAGGCATACGCTAACTTACAAGGAGCACGAAATTCTGTGCAGAACATGGTTGTGCAGGGCGGTGGGTATTCGGGGCAGGGACTGATGAGCAGCGTACAAGCGGCACAAGCGGCACAAGCGGCGCAACAACACAGCGTGATGCAGGGCATGTATGGGCAAGCACTAGCAGGCGCATCCCACATAAGAAAAGGGCCGCCAGTCGTAGACAACCCCAACCAACGCGAAGCGTATGTCATTCCGCTATCAACACTGGTAAACATGTGGAGAGCGAAGTACGGAGATTTGTGGGTTGACGTATCTGAAATAGACGAAGAGTTCTGGATGGACGCATCATCGAGACTGCATAGAAACAAACTGATGGAGGAGATCGAGTTCAGAGAAAGCAACACGCCGTGGGCGCGGTTGAAGGAGGACGCATGAGTATCCTTAAAAACATGTTTGGCTGGACAGACCCACGTGTTGTGTTTAAAAAGCCTACTGCGTATATAAAAACACTTCACCCGCCCGGACATGTGGCAACCGATTACACAGACGTGCCAACTGAAACTTTAAAAAATTTATGGCTGGCAAGGTTTGGTGGTCGAGCCGTAACGCAGATAGAGATGTATGCAATAAGAGATGAACAAATTGTTGAAGTAGCGCAAGAGTTGATGAATAGGCATCAGGTATCTGAGAGACATGACTACAGAGCAGACACTGATGAAGAAACGGCGTACTACGTACTGGAGAAGATAAGTGGACTACGTACTGGAGAAGATAAGTGGAAATAGTTGACAACAAAGCGCTGATATTGCGCACACGCGACCCAAACAAATACAGCATCATTCCAAAACACAAAGTACTCGGCCATGAAGATGGCATCTATCAAGTTGCTGTGTACTGGGGGCTTGATGAGAGCAGAGTGCTGAAGAACCTTGGTGTCAAAGATGTACCGTCCCCAATCAAAGGACGCTATGGTTGGCCGGGCAAGTACAAGCCAATGGATCACCAAATTGAAACAGCGGCATTTTTGACACTGCATCGCAGAGCATTCTGTTTTAATGACCCCGGCACTGGTAAGACGCTCTCTGCATTGTGGGCGGCTGACTACTTGATTGAACGCGGTGAAGTGCGTAGGGTATTGGTGTTATGCCCACTATCAATCATGCACAGCGCGTGGATGGGCGACATCATGAACAGCACCATGCACAGAAGCGCCATCGTCGCTCACCATCAACAAGCCGCACGTCGAATTGAAATGATTCAGCGTGACTACGAGATCGTCATTGCCAACTACGATGGTCTGAACTTGATTGCTGAGGAGATACGCAACGATGGTCGTTTTGATTTAGTCATTGTTGATGAGGCCAACGCATACAAGAATCCATCAACGCGGCGTTGGAAGGCGTTGGCATCCATCATCAAGCCTGAGACATACCTGTGGATGATGACTGGTACTCCTGCATCTCAATCGCCTGTTGATGCGTACGGCCTTGCAAAGCTTGTTAACCCAAGCGGTGTGCCCAAGTTTCAAACAGCATGGCGCGACAAGGTGATGAACAAGATCACTATGTTCAAGTGGATGCCAAAAGAAAACTCAAGGTCGATGGTGTACGAAGCTTTGCAACCAGCAATCCGTTTCACAAAAGGTCAATGCCTTGACTTGCCACCAGTCATCACAGTAACACGCGAAGTGCCGATGACACCACAGCAGAACAAGTACTACCGGATGTTGAAAGAGCAGATGATGGTACGTGCGGCTGGAGAAACAATCAGCGCAGTCAACGCAGGTGTGGCAGTAAACAAGCTGTTGCAAATATCCTGTGGAGCCGCGTACACAGACGACAAGGAAGTTGTGGAGTTCGATGCGTCTCCTCGACTGCATGTGTTGGACGAAGTGTTGGAGGAGACTGAACGCAAGGTCATCATCTTTGCGCTGTTCAGATCAAGCATCGACACCATCGTCACGCACCTCACCAAGCAGGGCTACGCCGTGGGACAAATTCATGGCGACGTGAGCGCCAGCAAGCGCGGACAAATCATTGGAGACTTTCAGACAACTGACAAGATACGCGTGTTGGTTATGCAGCCGCAAGCAACAGCTCACGGGATTACCCTAACTGCCGCAGATACTGTTGTGTTCTTTGGGCCTCTGATGAGCGTGGAGATGTACACGCAATGTATTGCTCGCGCAGATCGTAAAGGTCAAAACTCTGACAAAGTTACTGTGGTACACATTGAGTCAAGCCCTATTGAGAAAAAACTATTCAAGGCAATGGACGGTAAAGTTACTGACCACAAGTTGCTGGTAGATATGTTTGATAGCGAAGTAAAAAATATTTAAAGAAAGGAGTTGCGTTTGGATTTGTTCCGTGTATGATGTTAAACGTTAGACAAAAAAACAGGAGAAGCAAATGACTACAACAGTCGAAGATGATGCTCCCGCACAAACGGAGAGCAATGAGTTAGTCAACGTCCCAATGGATAAGTTGGCAAAGGTGTACCGTAAGATGGCGGCTCGAATTCAAGAGCTGACTCAAGCGTACGAAAACGAAGTTGAGGAAATCAAGCGGCAACAAGATGTCGTGAAGATCGCACTCAAAGATCAGATGCTTGCACTGGGCATGTCCTCTGTGCGCACTGACCAAGGCACTGTGGTGCTGTCTACCAAGACACGCTACAACACACAAGACTGGGATTCATTCAAGACATTCGTGCTTCAACACGAAGCCGTTGACTTGTTGGAGAAGCGTATTGCGCAGACCAACATGGCGACATTTCTTGAAGACAACCCCGGCCTCGTACCACCCGGATTGAACTCATTAACTGAGTACGCAATCTCTGTTCGCAAACCAACCAAGTAATCAGGAGAATCATCACATGACTAATGTGACACTTTTTAACAAGGCAAACGTACCCGCGTTTGCAAAGAACCGTGACGGCATGTCTTCAGTAGCCAAAGCTTTGGCTGGCGGTAATGTGGATACCACAAAGCGTATCTCAATCAAAGGCGGCGTGTTCCGCTTGTACAGCGGCGGTAAAGAGATCGCTTCAATTGAAGAACGTTATCTGGACGTTGTGTTTGTCGCCGCCGCGCCTGAGATCGGACGCGTGTTTTATGCCAAGGCATACGATGGCGAGGTCTCTGCGCCTGACTGCTGGTCTGCTGATGGCAAAACGCCCTCTGCTGATGCGGGTAACAAACAGCACTCCAACTGTAAGGATTGCAAACAAAACATCGCTGGCTCTGGTCTGGGTAACAGCCGCGCTTGCCGCTACCAGCAACGTGTTGCAGTAGTGTTGGCTAACGACATGGACGGAGACATTCTCCAGTTGACTTTGCCAGCCAAGTCTATCTTTGGTGATGGCGAAGGCGAGAACCGCCCATTACAGGCGTACATCAAGTGGTTGATGGCACAGCAAGAACCTATCGACCCAAGCTTGGTTGTGACCCGCTTGAAGTTTGACACCAAGTCTGAAAGCCCCAAGCTGTTTTTCAAAGAGATGCGCTGGTTGAACGAAGACGAGTACGAAACAATCTCTGTCAAGGCTGAGTCCGCAGAAGCCAAACGCGCTATTGCGATGACGATGCCGAAAGCCCCGACTGTGGCGGCTCCTCTGGCTATTGCTGGTACACGTCCTGCCAAGGTTGAGGTTGAAGCTGAGGATGAAGAGCCGCCAGCACCTGCACCAAAGGCAAAGAAAACTAAGCCTGCTGTGGAGGAGGAAAGCGAAGAACCTACTGTGCGTAAGGAAGAGAAGAAGCCGAGTGCCGTGCCTGCCAAGAAATCAAACTTGGCGGCGATGGTTGATGATTGGGACGAGTCTTAAGGAGGGCGGGGCTTCGGCCCCTTACAACATGGCTTACTCACAACAAACAATCAACATGGTCATGAAAGCGCCAAAGACGTTGGGCAACCAACTGGGGCGCTGGGCTGTTCATCACAACTTCTCTGTCGTAAGAATCTCTCAAGCACTTGGCGTGTCCCGCCAATCTGTTTACAACTGGTTCGGTGGTGGTGAAGTGTTTGTGGCTTACCGTCCAACGGTAACGTCGCTTCTCAAAATCCTACAAACATCAAGCACAGCCGACGAGGCTTGGAGAAAAACATGCAAGGCATTCAACCTAAGCAACTGAGCAACAACGAACTTCTGCGTTATGTGTATGTTATGGGCTTCGACAAAGTTACACCAGACTGGGTTGAGACGCTTGTAGAACGCATGGCCGCACTGATTGACCGCACTGAGAATCTTTACCACGAAGGGTTTGAGGACGGCTTTCAGCAAGGCATAGAACACGCAAACGACGACTTCAAATAAACCAAAGGATAGACATGACTCCGCTTGAGTTCCTAGCGGTGGTTTTGCCGTCTCCGGGTTTAGGCTCGTACTGCGCGGTAGAACTCACGAAAAGAAAACAACATGTGTTCACGGACACAATCGAGGAACTGCACCCCCACATAGACAACTGGAACAACGATCACTGCGACATCTTCTACGCCGTCTCCTGCTTTGAAGGTAAGAAACGCGAAGCTGACAAAGCTACGCACATAAAGTCTTTCTTCGTTGACTTGGATGGGTACGCATCAAAAAAGGATGCAGTACTGGCGTTGGATGCGTTCATGGCAAAGGTCGGGCTTGATACGCTTGGCAAGCCGTGGATTGTTGGCTCAGGTGGGGGGCTTCACTGCTACTGGCCGATGACACGCGACATGACGGTGGCTGAATGGCGACCCATTGCGCAGAATCTAAAACTCCTGTGCAAGCAAGAAGGCATGGTCATCGACATGGCTGTCACCGCAGATGCGGCGCGGCTGATGCGTGTACCGGGCACTATGAACCACAAGAAGAAGTATGTACAACCTCTTCCTGTAAAGCTGTTGATGGAAGGTGACATGTTTGACTTCGATGCGTTTGCTGAAGTCATCAACACCAACCTCAAAGAGAAAGCGCCACCACAAGCTGACCCCATCATGTTGCCGGGGGCACGACCCAAGAACGCCAAGACAACTGCACAAGTAAAGATGATGCAGAACAGTCGCACAATCTTTGCCGAGTTCCAGCCTCACTGCGCTCAGGTTGCCGACTACGTTGCCACCGCCCAAGACGACGGCAAAGAACCTGTGTGGAGAGCGTTGCTGTCATGGGCTAAGGTCTGTGATGATGGCGCTGAGAAAGCTGTGTGGCTGTCCGAACTGCACCCATACACGCCAGACAGGATGAACCAGAAGCTGGCTGAGATCAAAGGGCCGTATTCATGCGCGGCGCTGGACTCATTGAATCCCGGCATATGCACAAGCTGTCCACACTGGGGCAAGATCACAAATCCGCTGATCCTTGGCAGAGAGATCAAAGCTGACAACACAGAGAAGGTCATACCCATGACCACGGTCAGTGAGGAATTTGTTGAAGAAGAATTCTTTGCGTTGGAGGATGCACCGGACAGCGATGAGCCAGAGCACATTGATGCAGTTAAGCGCCCACTGCCACCACGCGGGTACAGCTACGGCGAGAACGGCGGTGTGTACTTTGTAAGGGTGGAGGAGGATGAGGACGGCAAGAAGTCCAAGAAGACTACACAGCTTGTTCCGTACGACTTGTTTGTGGTTGACCTGCTGAAGATGGAGAACGACCACTTGGTTCACATGGCCGCTGTGCGTCCCGAAGGCGTGATGACGCTGAACTTTCCACAGAAATCAATCGTGAGCAAGGACGAGACGCTCAAGTGGTTGGCCAGCCAGAACATCGTGTCCACATTTGCTGGATTCGATAAACAGCTTTACGAATATGTCCGCGCCTGTGTGGGTGAAGCATCGCAAGCCAAGAAGCCTATCGTCATCCCATACCAATGTGGCTGGCAAGAGGACAACAGCTTTGTGTACAACAACCGCGTATTCACCGAAATGGGCGGGGAGACACGCATACCGATGCCCGGTCTTGAGAACATCAACCGCAATACATCTGGGGCTGGTAGTCTGGAGAACTGGCGTAAGTTGTGGCAGACCATATTCGTGAACAAGCCCGGCATGGAGACAGCACTGGCGGTATGTCTGGACTCGTTTGGCTCACCACTGATGCGGTTCACGGAGTACGAGGGTTTTGTGTGGCACATCGGTTCACGCCTGTCGGGCACTGGTAAGTCACTGGTGTTGAGCGCCAAGGCTGGTGTATGGGGACACCCACTGAGATACAGAACAGGTAAAGGTACATCTCCGGTTGCGATGCAACAACGCGCTGGCTTGCTCAACAGCATGCCGCTTCTGATTGATGAGATAACGAATACCCAGCGTGCTGACATGGAGTGGGCACCGACGTTTATCTTTGACTTTGCGGAAGCGCAGGGCAAGGAGCGTATGGAGTCAGGTGCGAACAAAGAGCGCATCAACAACACGACATGGAAAACTACATGTACCATGACTTCCAACGAAAGCCTGACCGACTACATGGCGGGGGCAAGGAAGTTCAGCTCAAACGGTGAGCTGTTGCGTATGCTGGAGTGGAATCCAAACATTAAGCTGGAATGGACTCCACAGGAACGTGAAATTCTGCTGGAGATGAAACGCAACTACGGCGTGGCTGGCGAGGCATGGATACGCTGGCTGACCAAGAACCAACACACAGCAGAACAAGTTGTGGCCAAGACGCACAAGCACCTCAAAAAGGTTCTGGACTTCAACGATGACGAACGCTACTGGCATGCTGGGTGCACCGTTATTGTTGCGGCGGCTATCCTCCTGCGCAGAGACTACGCCAACATCCTTGACGTTGAGGTGCAGAAAGTCATTGAGTCTCTGAAAGCTGTTGTCGAGAAAGCTCGCGGCATTATTCGTGGCAGTGTGCGCACTGCTGAGGATGTGCTGAACGCCTACACCGGCGACAACTACGGCAGCTTCATCATTATCAAGAAGGCTGAAGGCCGACTGATGGCCGCATGGGGGGATGGCGAAGCTGTTGACAAGTCATTGACCAGATCAAAAGTACTTGGGCGTGTGGAGCATGGCACGCTGACAGACGGCTTCAGGGAGTACTTCATTGAGGAACAACTGCTCAGGCGACACTGCGTAAGTATGAGCTTCAGCTATGACGACTTCAAGAAGCAGATGGAGAAGATGTTCCGCGTCAAGTACTCCAAGAAAGATATGCTGGGCAAGACCAACGGCCCATCAATGCGCGTCAACGCTATGCACATAACTTTTGAGGAAGATCATTTCAATGGAAACAATCTATCCGTGGGCGACACTTAAACCGGGAACAGGGTTTTTTGTCCCCGGGTTAGATGTGGTGAAGATAAAGGAAATGGGGCTACGTGCCTCAGTTCCTTTTAAGTACCGCACTCAAGCGTTTGTTGGCATCAGAAAGGGATTGATAGGTGTATGGTTTTATCGGAAACCTCTCTCACCGTTTGAGCTACGGCGATCTTTATCTTCCTGATCTTATCCAGCTGTTCCCGCTTGGCTTCTGGTGTCATGCTTGATGCGGCGATTGCACGTTCGGCCTGAGTCAACTTGTTCATGTTTGCTTTGAACTTGTTGGCCAAGTCTGCTTGCATGTACTCGTTGCCACGACGCTGGAGCAAGTCTTTGGCTTCTGACATACGCCCTTCCGCAACCATTTTGTCAAACGACTGCTTGACCTTGATGTTTTCATTCATGCGCTCATACACGCTGTTGATAATGCCGCCAGCATCGTTGGGTTGGAATGCCCCGCCAACAATTGGGTAGTCCGACAACCGCTTGACCGCTTGATCGGGGGTCTCACTTGCTGGAGCACCAATACTGAGTGCGTGCATGAACGCCAGCCCCATCGTACCTGTGTAACCGCTGATAAGTTGCTCAAACACAATCGGGGAAATACCAAAAGTTTTACCAATTGTCTTGGCCAGCTCTGATGTATTGGCGCGGAACTGTTCTTCTGGCAACAGCTCTTTCTCCCGCGCAGACAGTATATCCCTGCCTGTGTAGAACGACTTACCAAGACCGGCTTCAATGGCAGGTTTCACAGCTTGTGGTATGCCGTAGGACGAACCGCCGGGGACTGTCTGAAGCAAGATTTGCTTGAACGCTTTGACTGCTTCTTCGCCGCCGTGTTCATTGACCATGCTGTTATATATAGCCTCAGGCAACGCCTTGAAGATGTAGCCAATTTCAAACGGGACAGGGATGCGCACAGGCTCATCCAGACCGGGCACTCTCACAAACCAGTTGCCATACTTCTGGTCGGGGGTAGCGTTCTTATATGCGTCGTCGTCCTGCATCAAGGCGGCATACGCAAGGCTGGCCACGGCCATCATGGCTCCGCGTTGCAACATCTTTTCACGGATACGCACCTGATCGTTAAATGGCATCTTACCCATTGACGCTTTGTACAACACGTTCAGACCTTGAATCTGGGCGTTGAAGAACGGTATCAAAGCGTTGGCTACATGCACTGAAGGTGACGCGCCGCGCTTGTTAAAGTTCATGGACTCCAGCGCCAGCAGTGTGGCTTCCATCTCAGACAAGCCTTGCTGAATATAGCTGTTGTACTGCGCACGGCGAGTGGTGGCATCTGCCTCCATACCCATAGCTTCAAGCTTGCCGAGCGCCGTCATCCAGCCCGGCTTACCTTCAGACACGTCACGCAAAATCTTGGTCAGGTCTGCGGTGCTGCCAGTAAATTGCTGGCCGCCGGTAATACCACGACGCTCAAGTGTCTGCTTGGTTGCGGAGTTCAGTTCTTTCAGCGCACCAATGACCGGCATGAAGTCAGCGCCCGATATGATGGGCGCGGCCAAGGAGTCACGGAACAACTGCTTCGCTGTATACAGTGGGCTGATAGTGATTGCTTTACGCAACAACTGAGATGGCATCGCCATGACGCGCAACATTGCGGGCATCTGTGTGGGAATACCCTCCATGCCTTTGACCAGTATGTCGGCGGGCACACCTGTATCAAACTCCTTGTTGCCTATCTTGACCTTCTCGGTAGCAATCACAGCGTAACGGTCTTCACCGTCAACACGGAACTTAACCACGTCAGGGCCAGCCGCCATCTTTACAAATTTAGCGGCTTTCAAATCTACCAGTTCATGCACGGCGTTCTTGGTGGCCAGATTGCGCATACCCATATCCATCAACAAGTTGGTGTTCTGCACCGAGCTTGTCAAGAAATCAAGGATAGGCCTGTCGCCACCAACAAGCTCATGCAAGTACGGCTGCTCAGCAATACTGCCAATGCGGATAGGCGATTCACCACCAATTAAAAGCTCGGCCACGCCGTTGCGTTCACGATAGAACGGGATGTAATCGTTCTCACTCAACAAACGTTTAGCCACATCTTTAGACAGCGCACCAGTGCTGACAACAAACTCAACTAAGTTGCGGTTGTACGCGTTGTACTCATCCCGCGCGAGCTTAAGCACATCCGCTAAGCCGGGTGTGGCCTTGATGGCAGCCATAGTGTCATCCAGCAGTTCTTGCGTCACATCCTCACCAAAGTTCAACGTGTTCAGCCCTTTGTTTTTTGCGCGAAGTGCGGCCATATACAAAGTAAAAACGTTGTTTACAGCTTCTGCGTTGCCAACCATTGGCTGTGCGTCTTTCAGAATTTGCACTACGTTGTGGATGTTGGCGCTTTCTTTGCTCTCTATCACACGCTCAGTACGTCCGTCTGGACGAGTCTTTTCCACGATTGCAGGTGCGCCGTTGGAGATTGCTTGCGACACAAAGTTCATGCGCTGGTCATACATGCGCAGGTAGTACAGCATCTGCGTGCCTTTGAGCGGCTCCATGTATTTGGCCAAACGCTCGAAGCCTGCAAACCTATCCACAAGCTGTGTCTCAAAAGCCAGACCGGTCAAGTTGGCTTTAATTTTTTGCGTCCAGCTTCTATCCTTGGCCACAATCTTGTTGATAAAACCGCCACGCTTAGCAATCTCAGGGTTTGTAAACTCTGCGGCACGCGAGAACAGTATCTCGCCTTTTTGCGTTGGCTGTGTTTGATTGACTGGGCTGATGTCGGTGGCAATGATCTGCGCACCTTCTGCTTTGTCGTCAAAGTCAACGTAGTTAAACGTTCCGGGAACGCTTGATCTCATAGAGCTGTATCTTGATACACCATCAAAATACTTTATTCCAGCAAGACCTTCTGCACGTAACATCTCTGATGTGAACATGGGACTCATCTCATCAGGCATACCGCTTTGTTCAAGCACAGCACCTAAAGCGTCATACAAATCACGCCCGCTTTGCCGATCTGGCGGTACATGGCCTATTGAGCGGTTAAATACTGCTTGCTGTTTTTTGGTTAAATCGTCATAGATACGCTTAAACACATCTTTAACAGCCTGCGGTTGTTTATCTGCGTGTTCATCCCAAAGAAGATATTCGTTCTCTGGACGTGTATGCAATGTGCGCAACATATAACCTGCTGGCTCAGGCACAGGAGGCCCAGACGGCGGGTTGTACTGGAAGTCTTTTACATTAAGTTTATCTACACTGGCTAAGATTTCTTTTGCTCTGTCGTACACATACTTTGAATTTTTGTCCTGTGTAAAGCCTTCAAAATCTTCTACGTCTTTTTTAGCTTCAGCTTTTACTGTGGCAATAGCTTCTTTCCAAGACATGCCTGTGTCTTGGTTTTGAAAGAAAGTTTGCAACACACTTGCAGCCGCATCGTTTGTGCCTAAAAGATCAGTGTACCCTTTACCTTTATAAACAGGGTCGTAGTAAACGGTTTGCAAGTGTTCGTCAGCAGTTTCTGCAAACTTTTTAAGTTCTTGAATTTTTTTATCTATTTCTTCAAGCGATAATCCGCGCATCCACTCCACACGCCAACTTGTAGGTTTTGCAACTGCTTGTGCAGTAGGTCTTACTGTTATTGGGTTAGCAGTTCCGCGTGTAGGCGTACCCATTGCCCTAACTTGTGCTGCGGTTATAGGTATAGCAGTTCGCGTTGGTTTTGCAGATTTGGGTAAAGCTGCTAAAGGATATTTTGGTTTTTCCCCTTCAATGTTTTCTATCTCGGTGTTAACCATTTCTTTAAACAATTGATAAGGATTTAATCCGTAAGGGCTTGAAGCTTCACGCAAAGGCATTGCTAAAAACTGTTCTGGAATACCCGCCGGTAATTTTCCTGTGAACTTAGATTTTTGACTTTCAAGCCATTCTTGTACATCTGGACGATCTACCCATGCGTCATAGTATTTTCCCGCTTCTTTTTCACGGTAGTAATCTGCAACACCGTGTCTTTGTGCGCGATACGTGCCCCAACCATAGGCTTGGTTGTTTTCACCGGTACCCATATACGTATGGTCAAACATATCAAACTTAACGCCAGCGCCATGCCAAGTTCCTTTGAGTTCAAGGTGTGCTGCGCCGTAGGCAAAGTTAACCAAATCTCCGGCAGTCAAGTTGGAAGTAGTGATGCCAAACTTCTCAAGCGCTTTCTTAAACGCATCCACCACCATCTTCAACCAGTTCTTAACTGCGTTGCCGCCTTTAACGCCGACAGGCTCAACACCCATCTGCATAGCTTCTTCAACGGCGTACGCCAACAACTCATCATCAATCTGGTGTGGGGGAGTGTTAGCGGCCTCAATCCTGCGTACGGCGGCTTTACCAACACGCGCTTCCATTGAGTCGTCAGTTTTGTTTGCCCAGTTCTTGACCGTCTTGACCAGTGCGTTGTACTGGCCTTCATTAAAGAAGTTGCGGAATCCCAAATGCACGCCGACTTCGTGGAGCAGCACGCCAAGTCCATGGCCTTTACCAATATTGTTGGCAAACAAGACAGCCTTACCGTCTTGCACAAAGCCTTTGGCATCTGCCGGGATTAAGCCCTCGTATTTGGACTTACCTACACCTTTTAATTTTGGTTGCTTGTCAAGAAAATCTTGAACACTCTCATACACCGCTAACTTATCGGAAACTTGTTTTTCCACCTTGCGCCCAGTCACAGGCTCACCCATACCGGCAGTGAGTTCTGCTTCAAGCTCAGCCTTGGTCAAACCTTTTACGGGTGTGCCGCGAGAGAACTCAAAATCATCAAACAGTCCCATATTGGGATCAAGCATTTTGCCTTGCTTGCGTTTGCTTGGTTCTTTCAACTGCGGAGCTTTAGTGCCAAGAATTTGTTTGGCCAACTCATTGGCATCGCGTATCTCAGCGCGATCCATCTCATCCATCTCTGCTGGCGTAAATGCTTTAGCTACGCCTGACCCGGTACGGAATGGTTTAGCCGCCGCCAACGCAGCGGTGCTCGGCACAGTAGCTGCCTTGGGTGCTTTAGCTGGCTTGCCTTCAATGAACGCCTGCTTCTGCGCTTCCAACGAAGCCAGCTTCTGCATAGCGCCCAGCTTAAGCGTTGCCTGCACACGTTTGACGTTGGTTGTCTTGGGGTCGGCCATGATGTCGGCCAGCTGCTCCATGTCCTCAGGCCCCATGAACGACTGCACTTCGCCGCGTGCGTCAAAGATTTCGTCATCAAACATTTGAATTTGTTTGTCTTTAACGCGTTGACGCACTTCGGCTTCGTCAACTTCTTTGGCTGCCTGCATGCCCTTGTCACGCAATTCATCAAGGCGCTTTTGTTCTGGTGTGCTGATCTCAGCAACCTTGCGGCCTTTCTCAAACACTGCGCCGGGCAAGTCTTTAACGCTGATGCCATCCTTCTTAAACGCAGCAGTAACTTTGGGCCACCAGACCTGTACATCTTTCTGGAACTCTTCCGCACGTTTTTGCGCTTCATCCACAGCAGCCTGTTGTGCTTTTACTTGCGACTCCAAACGCTGCGCGGCAAACGGATATTTAAGTTTGCCCAGTTTGCCACGTTCACCAAGTTCTACAGCAGTCAATGGTTCCTTGCGCATGTCTGCCAGTTGACGTTCAAGCAGTTCTAAATACTCGCGTTCTGTCTTGAGGTCTTTGTCCAGCATTGCTTCAGTGACGACAACATCGTTTTCAATTTCACCAAAACGCGCTTCTTGTAAGTCGGCCAGTTCTGTTTCAGCCGCCTCAATGTTCTCGACAAGCCCTTGCACTTTCTGCAAGTTGTTAATCAAGTTTGGCGCTTGGCCAGTACCCTCAGTCATTTCTTTTTTGGCCGCTTCAATCTGCGACTCGACTGTGGCCAAACGTGTTTTAGCAGCTTTTAAAGCACGGCGTGCGCGTTCAATCTCGGGATCAAGCAACTCGCCCAACGTATCAGACAGACGCTGACGAGCTTTGCCCATCGCCTTGGCCATAGCGTCTTTGTATGCGCCGCGCTGTGCTGCTAGTGTTGCTTCAGAGTCAAGTGCGGCACGTTCTCCGTCAGTCAACAACAGCGAACCACGCAGACTTTGTTTAATAAGTTTTATTTTGTCCAACAACGGGTCAGTAAGGTCGCGGCTTTCTTCAGCTTGTTTACGTACAGCTTCATTGCTGTCTTGCATAAACTCAACCAAACGGTTGTTTGCGTTCTCAAGACGCTGCCCCAAAGCTACAGCTTGCTGTGCTTCTTTAAGCCGTACAAGATACTCAGGTCTTATTTTTTCGTCGAAATTTGGAATTACCTTATCTTTTACGTACTCCATCTGTTCGGGTGTGTAAATGGCGGATAGCCCATCAAAAATCTTTTTGGCCAGCCTTGAGTTGCTTTCTTCCGTTTGCTTTATTGACGGGTTGTAGTTTTGGTTAAAGATGTTGCGTACAACGGCCAAGTACTGATCCATTAACGCTTTATCTTCTTTTTTAATGCCCGCTTCGGGATACGTCATAAACATTTTTGCAATGTCTACGTTTGTGTACAGCCCCAAATTAAAGTCTCCTGACTTGGTCAGGAAAAACTTCATGTTATTTTTGATAGCGTCAATCTGCTTCTGCAACGCTTGAATTTGTTCAATGCCTTGTTTGTCTCTGGCAGCGCGTGCTTTTTGGTTGGCTTCTGTTTTTGCCTTGAGCTTGCGTGCCTGAGTTAACGCCTCCCACACAGGTTTGATCTGCGGTGACTTGGCAAAGTTAGCTGGTGTAGCGCGGATGTATCCCAAATCTTTACGTGTTTCAGGGAACAACTGGCCTTGACCTTTTGCGCCTTCACCAGCAATCTCGCCTTCCTGAGCTGTACTTTCATACAGCTTGATAGCGTCATTGATCTCTTGCACATCTTGGGGCAGTACTCGACGGCCTTCGGCCAAGTTTGTGGCAACGTGTTCAACAGCATCCAGCAAACCCGTTGTGGCTTTGCCACTGTCCATGATGTCGGCGGCACGGTTCAACGCATCGCGGGTGCTTTTCACCAACGGCCTGAGAGGCGGCTTAGACATCAAGTTGCGCACAAATTCAGTACGACGGCGCAGCGCCCCGCCAAGTGTCTTAGCTGTTTCACCTTTGGCTTCGGCAACTTTCTGTGCTTCCGTGGAGGCAAACTGCTGCTTCAGTATTGGTATCTCACGCTTCGCCGTAGACGGTATCTCAGACAGGCTGTCAACAACTTTGGCAATCTGCGCTTTGAAATGCTTGACTTCTTTATCACTCAGGCGCGCAATCTCGTTGATACGCTCCATCGGAGGGCGATTATCAATAAACTCCCAAACAAAAGGTGGGTTCTTTTTACCTGTAGCAACTTTTTCCCATTTGCCGGTATTAAAGTAATGCCCCGCAGGAAATGTGGATGGGGGTTTATCACTGTACGTGCGTTCAGTAATTGCGCCTCGAATAATCTTACCTGCGCGTTTCTGTGCAGGCTGCACAATCTTTTCTTCAAACTCAGGTTGCTCTGTAAAGCGGGGCAACGGCTGTGCTTTTGAACGATCAATCCATTCACCCACCACATCATGAATGCGCGACGCGGCCTTGATAGCTTCGTCGTAAGTCAGTTCGGGTTTACCCGCAACACGGCGGTGGATGGCGGCTTCTTCCAACACGGCAGATATGTACTTGCCACGGGCTTCTTCAGCTTGCTTGGCCAACATTTCGGGGGTGGCGGCAGCCACACCTTTGCCGGGTTCTACACCTTCTCTGCCCAACGCTTCACCACGACGCAGACGGTCAAGCTTGTCTTCAATCGCGTTTAAAGCTGCGTTCTGCTCATTCCGAACACGCAGTACTTCCCGAGCGTAAACGCTGGCTTGTGGGCTGGTTTTAGCACCGGGGAACCGGCCTTTTGTAAGCTCTCCGGCGGGGACTTCTTCAGCAAAAGCGTTGATCTGTTCAAGAGCTTGATTGCCTCTTTCAAATGCAGCGGTTGCAGCGTCACGGTTGTTTGAGCGCAGTGCGACATCTCTGTCCGTAGTAGCTTGGTCTATTTCATTCAGCAACGTGTTTATCTTTTCCCGCGAACGCTCTGCCATTTTGGGCTGCGTAAACGGTTTTAGCTCAGAGTTTACCGCTATGACTGGGGGTTTACCTTCAGCAATCTTCTCCAACTTTGGCTCGACCATGTACTTGAAGAACATGTCATCACCAACGTCATCACGCTGGCTCTTGAGGTCGTCCATATACGACGTGAATGCCTGTACTTGCGGGGATGCTTCTGTCGGTTGAGGCACACCAAACGCGGTTTTGCGTGTGCCCATTTCTTGTTCAAAGGTGGCTTTCTCTGCGGCGGCCTTCTCTTTGCGCATGGGCGCAAGCTGTAACTTCAACGCATCCAGCACAGCAGAACTACGCACACCCGCAGGCAAACCGGGCAACTGCATCCGGTTCTTTTCAATTTGTTCAGCCAGCGTAGGGTTGCGCATCAAGTACTTAACGTAGTCGGCAGTGGCCTCGTTGGGGGCTTTCTCACTGGCGTACTGCTGGTCATTGGCCAGCTGAATACTCTGAGCGGCATGCTGCGCTGCAACATCCTCCGCCTTGGGCGGCTCAGGCGGTTTGGCAATCTGTTGTTCGTAAAGCTCTGGCTCGGCAGGTTTCTGCCCTGCTTCTTCTGGCTTTAAGCCCAACGCATACTCGTACGGTGTCAGCTTGGCAACACGTTCCTGTTCTGCTGCTTGTTTCAGAATAGGCTTGACACGCACATACTCATCCGCCAACGGTTTGAGTTCTTTGTTTATTGCTTCAATCTGGCGATTGATCTCGCGGTTGTTTGCATAGTCCGTTTCTGGGGACACGCCTTTCTTTATGGGTATCAGCTGCGACTTGAGCGCCGTACGTTGCGCTTCCAAGTCCTTTGTTTTTTGAAGTACTTCTTGGGCGTACTCAGGACTGCTCAGCCGTATTTTTTCTGCTTCCTGCTGTTTCTCTGCCTCAGCACGGGCTTGCTTCACCTCGTCTGTAAGCACGGTTTTAGGAGCGCGACGGCCAACAGCCAAGTCCAACAACCCCTGCGCCAGCGCACCGACTGCACCACCGTAAGCGGCAGACTCTCCAACCTGCTCAATGATTTGTTGCTCAGGTTTGTATATACCTTTGGTAATGATGTTCTGCGCTGCTTGAGACGCAGCTTCTTGTGCGGCTTCCTCGCCGCCAGCCATCAACGCCCGCTTGACATACGACGTGGCCCCCTCAAGCACCGGCTCCCCAAGACGCTTTAAAATACGTGCAGGAGCAAACATCTCTGTCGCACCGACCGCAGCACCCAGCGCAGTAGCGGCGGTTTGTTGACCCTCTGTGGCTCCGGCTTGTTGGGATGACTCTACTTGTTGGCCAGCACCAGCGCCAATACCGAGGCCGTAGCCTGCCAAACGCCCAGCCATACCAAACGGCCCAGTGGCAAGGAACGGCGCAATAGAACCCGTGGCCTCACCAAACTTGCGCCCTATTGTGTCCTCATACCCCGGCGCAGCGGCAAACGGTGCTTTGGCTGCGGCAGCAGTTTCCTTGATGGCGCGTTGTGCGGCTTTCTCTTGTTCTTCTGGGAGCAGTGCGGATATACCGGTGCCTGCTTGTTCAACAAGGCCGATAGCGCCGGGAACAAGACCTTTAAAGAATTCTTTGGTCTGCCCACCAAGCGTGGTTTCTTTCGGTGCTGCCGGAGCTTCTACAGCTTTGAACGCCTCAGGGTACATCTGCTGCGCTCGGGCATATGCCTGCTGCGGGGTCTCACCCTCTCTGATTGATACGTAACTACCATCGGGTAACGGGACAGCTTGAGGCATAGTATTTTCCGAATTGTGCGGCTTGGTCTTACAACCGCAGCAGGCCGAACTACTTGCGGTTGTGGGAGTTTACCTCTTATGGGCGAACATTTGCAGCCCCACCCGGCAAATTGACGGGAGAGATCATCATTGATTGCATGTGTTGTTTGATGGACGCAGCCAGCTGACGATCCTGCGCTGAACCAGCTTCAAGGCGTGGCAACAGTGACGGGTCTTTGATTGCTTCCAAAGCAAACGCGTTGATACCTTTTGTCTCTGTACCGGCTGTGGCGTAGTCTTTGTACGCAGCAAGCAATTTGGGACTTGAAAGAATACGCTCCAAACCGGTAGGCGCATTGGCTTGTATTTGAGTACGTTGCAATGCAGCAGCATCCGCCATTCTTTGTTTGCCAATTTCTGCCCCGGTTGTGTACATCGTGCGCTCATTTTGCGCCTTGTCTTTGAGGCTCGTCTCAAAAATGCCTGTAGCTGTTCGTGTATCAACATCGAATATTTTGGCAATGCCTTCAACAGTACGATTTTTGGCTGAGCCAAGCGCTTCAATACCTTTGGCTTGTAGTTCTGTGTGTGACTTAATATCACCACGTTTCTCAGCCAGACGAGCAGCTTCAATGTCTGCAAAAGCCTTGTCTCGTTCGCGTTGTGCTTTCTTCAAGTCTTTCAAAGCAGCTTGGTAGTTATCCAAACCAGCCAACGCACCTTTACCAATGTTTTCAAACGCATACTGAGAAGTGCCAGACATCATGCCAAGGCCTGCTTGGAAAATTGCCATGCCCAAAGCTTTGTCTTTGTCGGTTGCAGCTTCGGTTTCTTCTTTTTGCAGACGTGCTTCGTAGCCTTTGTAGGCTTCAGGCAGTTCAGCAACTTTTTTATCGTAATCACCCAGCAACTTATCGTAGGCTTGTGTTGTAAATTTTTCGTTTGCTTCCAAGCTGTTGCGCAGTTCTGCTGAATTGCTTAGTTGCGCAGCTTCAGTTTTAGCTTGTGCGGGTGTTTTTGTAGATGTATCCAACGCCTTGATGCCCGCCATTGGATCGACAGGCGCAACAGGTTTAGCCGCAACGGGCGCAACAGGTGCTCCTGTGTCGGGAGGTGGTGGGGGTGGCGCTTTAACAGCGGGGAGTCCTGACATTACTTGCGTGGCACTGGGCGGCAAAGCAGGTGCCGCAGCAGGCGCAGTAGGTACAGCCGCAGGCGCTGCGGGATAAACAGGCATGGGGTTGTTCTTGTCGTACTGCTTCATTGCGCGGTACGTTCTTCTAAAACCCGATTCGGGAGGAAGTGCTTTAAGCCACTCGGGCATATCTTCTTCCCCAGTAAACACACCGCCAGCATAGCCCGGCACCTCACCACCTTCATCAAACGCAACGATGCCCCCAGCAGCCATGCCCTGCATATTCTGGGCTGGGAGTTGGCCAATACCGGAATTTTCTGGCAAGCCCTGTTGCTGCGGTGCGGCAGCCATCTGTTGTGGTGGGGGAGCCACCATCTGCGCAATGTCTTGGTCAACTACTTTAGGCTGCGGCTGCATTCCGGCTTGGCCAGCTTGACCGGCCTTCATTTGTTTCTTCTGGTTTGCAATAGACAGCGCCAACGTCACAATGTAAGGATCGTTTTTGTGCAGCGCAGCATACTGCTGCAACTGCGGCAGCTCCATGCGGGACATCGTGTCGGTGAGATTTTTTACATTAAGCATGAG